TTGGGCGGTGAGTAACGGATAGAGTGGTAAAGTGACCTTAATGTCCCATCCGTGGATGGGCGCTGTGGTCGTGTACCACACCCGTTCTTCGTCTTAGTTGATGAAGTTATAGGCCATTTGTTGGCTCACAAGCTGCGTCATATGCAGCACAAATTTGGTGACAGGATCACCCATAAGTACAGCGCAGGTCGAGGTAAACTCGTCCCGTTCGCGCTCGTAATAGACCTTGCGAGGCAAGGTAAGTAATCTGAGAATTACCTCAGTGTAGAACGGCGGCAAGCCGCAACAAGATGGTCCAAGAAAGACCGACAAGAAAATTCTTGCAATATACGGATTCATGTAATCCGTCGCGGTTTCCAAATCGCTTGAAAGGGCAAATATGTCCTTATCTCCGAAGATAAATCCGGAAGAAGGGTTGCCGTGAGACAACCGTTTATAAAGCTCGAACGCATGGTTCGCAGCAGAAACTCCGGCCTTTTGGCTGGGAATCGATTCCAGTATTTCCAATAATACATGGGCAATCGGGTGCAGTAGAACTGCATGTACAATGTATGACACTGTGATCATACGGACTTTACCCATTTCGGGTACAGGAACTGCCCTAACGGTCAGTATATCGGGGTATTTACCCTCCTTTAGTTCCCTCAGCGTGTGATGGAATACTCGAGTACCAATGTACTCTTTATGCTCCGGAATCAGAGTTCCGGTCACTGAACCTGTGTTCAGATCCATATAGTATACTGATTCAGGCATACTGTTAACCAAGGCTCTAAAAGCCTCGTATTTACCACCATCTTTGTGTGGTGTACTCAGCTCGGCTGAGTTTGAGAGAGAGATTTTGGCTCTCCCCAATGCATCCTTCAGGATAGCTTTAATGTCCTTGGACATTGACAGCCGATCATACACGGCCTTTACGGAGCGGACAACCGCTCGTGTTACACCCGCACTAGGCGGACTCACTTTTCTAGTGAGCACCTCCTTGTACTTCGAGTACGTCTGTGTGAAAACAGAAGGAGGTGGTGTTCCAGACGCTCTTGTCTGGGTTAGGATCGCGATCCTATACATTGTTTTCAATGATTTATCGTTAAGTTCCTTAACGGCTCTACCGTAGCAGTTAACTGCTCGGGGTACCTGCACACATTGTGCAGGAGTAAGGTTCTCATGGAACCCGTATCGTTTAATCTCCTTACGTAGAGATTTTAAGGTTGCAAAGGTTGTTGTCCTTTGCTTATCTGCCGGCATTTCATAGTCGGTCACCAGGCAGGCGGTCAAGCCCCTGCGTGTTCGGTCAATAAAGGACCAATTACAGACATGTTCTTTGTCTGGGAAAGCTAACACCAATTGGTGTATGGCGCCGTCAACCGTGTTGACGACTTGTTTTACCCGGCCATGGCCGGAAATTCCGACTTCCATTTTGAGAAGTTCTTTTGTAGGTCCTCTTTGACCTGCGAGTAATGAGAGGAATCTGTTCCTCCTTTGTGCGTCCTGTGCGTACGCTTTGTACCAATAGGTACCTCTGAGTATCCTTTCGTACTCTTTAACGGATGTAACATCCGAGAGATAAAGTCTTGAGTCAGACTTAGTAAGCTTCTTAGGAAGCTTGTGTTCAAATATGTTTACTGTGTTCCAGCAAACTTTAATGGTTGATATGTCAACCTTCTCGCCCCGTAATTGGGGTGTAAGTACATTTTGACAAAAATATACGAAATCACGGTGCTCTTCAGCACCTTGACAAGTGCAACCATGGTTGCTGTTCTTGGTGTCTCCACCATAGGCCCGTAGGATTCCACCCACGGGAAGTCCTTTACAGGACAAGACGTCTTTGGACGTCCAAGACAGTTTAAGCGGACTGTCAGACCGCGAAGCTGAGCTTTGCGACATCGAATTTGATTAAGTCAAGTTCAGAAAAACTCTCGAAAGAG